TTTTCTGATCTATCGAAAATTGATTTAAACAGTAAAATTTCTTCCTTGTCGGGAGAAATTGGGTCAGGACTTAACGGGCTAACAGGAAATATTAAAAGTTTAGCAGGAAGTGCTTCCGGATCACTAGGTGGTATTTCTGGTTTAGGAAACATTTCGTCTGAAGTCCAGAGTAAGGTTGGAGGAGCAATTAATTCTTTGCAATCTGTAGCAGGTTCGACTAGTAACATAGCAGCAGACATCTCCGGGGGGTTAAACAAATTAGCTGGAGGTTCTGTTGGCGGCGGCCTAATGGCATTAGCAACAGGAATTAGTAAGACAGCTGGAATGCTCAACAATATACTTAGTCTAAAGCGAGGAGCAAACATTCCATCGGGAGCAGATGCATTTGTTAAACAAGGCACGGCTATAAAATTAAACACAAATCCTGGAAATGATTGGCGTGTAAGAATTAATTGCCAATGGAATACTTTTAATAGTCCGATGTTTGAACTTTTAAAAAATACAGGAGGAGTTGTTTGGCCTTATAATCCAAATATAACTGTATCAACAAAGGCAGAATACAATTCTCAAAGTATGATTCACAGTAACTACCAAGTACACTCTTACAAAAATAGTGTTGTGGATGATATTCAGATTAGTGGAGATTTTACCTGCGAAACAGAATCTGATGCAGCATATTGGATTGCAGCAACTACATTCTTTAAAACAGCAACTAAAATGTTCTTTGGTCAAGGAGCATACGCAGGAAATCCACCGTTGGTATGTAATTTATCTGGTTACGGTGCTAGTGTTTTTGATAACATTCCTGTAATTGTAAAATCTTTTTCGGTAGACTTAAAAGACGATGTAAACTACATTCACTGCGACAAGTGGAAAACAAATACGTGGGTTCCTGTTGTTAGCACTATAACAGTAACCGTTGCTCCTATATACAGCAGACAGCGTCTACGTCAATTCAGTTTACAAGATTACGCCAGTGGCGGAATGTCTATGAAGGCCAGTGGCGGTGGTGTAGGATATCTATAATATGGCAAAATATTCTAAAACAAGTCCTTGGTTAACTACTCCTCAGAATTCTTTATATATGGAATTGCTGAACATTCGACCTGTTCCAGCAGAAGCAGATGATTTTCGTTATATTATAGAAAATCAATATAAACACAGACCTGATTTGTTAGCATACGATGTATACGGCGATGCTAAGTTATGGTGGGTTTTCGTTCAAAGAAATATGAGCGTGTTAAAAGATCCAATTTACGATTTTACTCCTGGAACAACAATCTATCTTCCTAAAAAAACTAACTTAGAAAAATTCTTAGGAGTCTAAATATGGCATCTATTTTAGATTATCTTGGAAAAGCATTAGAAGTAAAAAAGCCCGACGGTACTCCTATTATTCCTAACCCTGTAAATTCTACTATTAACATAGGGTCAGTATCTAATATTACAAATTTAGTTGCAGGCGGTGCAACAAACTTTTTAAGAAACGGGCAATCATCAATACTTCCTGATACAAAAACTACAGCGGGTAGTGCAGTTCCTAATTTGCCAAATGTTAAACCAAACCCAATGGAACAATTTGCTTCTGTTAATGTGTTATGGACATTGGCTTGTTTAACTCCTGCACAATTTAATAACCCGTCGTCATATAGAAATTCACCAGCCGATTTAAAAAACATTGTATTTTCTTCAGCTGGAAGATTTGATGAACAACGTGTAAAAACATTTTATGGTACACCTGAATATTATGTTAATAATTTTCAAATGAAATGTATTATTGGTTCAACTGAAAAAACAGGAAACAGTAATGCTATTAAATTTGAATTTGACATCTACGAACCCTACAGTATGGGATTACTTTTACAAAGTATGCAGGTTGCCGCAGTAAACTCTGGCTATGCAAATTATCTAGACAATACTCCATATTTGTTAAAAATGGACATTCAAGGTTTTGACGAATTAGGAGTTTCAATCAAAGCTGTTAAATCGAAATATTTTACACTAAAATTGGTTTCTATGAAATTTAGTGTAAACGAGGGAGGAAGCAGCTATAAAGTAGAAGGTATTCCATACAACCATCAAGGTTTTTCAGACGCAATGAATACAACTTTCAAAGATATAAAAATCTTTGGAAAACAAAATGGTGTAGGTAATGTAGTTGAAGTACTAAGCACAGGAGATAAAAGTCTTGCAGCAGTATTAAATGATAATGAATATAGATTAAAAAAAGAACAGCAGATTAAGGAACAAGACGAATACCATATTGAGTTCCCTATACTTGCCAGCGACCTGTATTCGACCGCAGGCAATCCTCCTAAGACAAATCGAGCAACAGTTAATCCTGCAATGACTGAACAGCAAAGGATGTTAGCAGAACAAACAGCAGACTTTGAAGAAGCAGATAGTAAACCAGTTAATCCTATTGGGCTTGCTAGCTTAGGATTTGATCAAACTAGAGGCGGTAATCATATTTTTAAACGTGCTCAAGATCAGTATGATCCAAAGACTGGTGTTGTTAAACGAGATAATATGACCATTGATCCTAAGTTGAGAGCATTTCATTTTTCACAGGATCAAACTTTAACTTCAATTATAAATCAAATTGTGCTTAGTTCTAATTATGCATCAGATGCAATATCAAAAGCTAATCTAACCCCAGAAGGTTATATTAAATGGTTTAAACTAGATGTACAAATGAAATTGTTAAACTATGACGATTTAATTGGAGATTATGCAAAAAAAATAACATATAGAGTTGTTCCTTATTTCGTGCATCAATCTATATTTGCAAATCCGTCAGCAGCACCTGTTGGTTATGCTGAACTACAAAAGAGTGTATGTAAACATTATCAATATATCTACACAGGTCAGAACGTTGATATATTAAAATTTGACATAAACATTAACAATTTATTTTTTACAGGGGCAAATCCTTCTCCTGAAAGCAAGGCTGCAACAACAGCCAACCAAGACCAACAAGGGCCTGCTGAAAGAACTAACAGTTCTACAAAAAGCGGGCAAGGTCAAGATGCCAGCGCACAGGCAGCTCCAATGGGCAGAGCTAGGAAAAAAAGAGATCCTAAATTACTTGAAGGACTTAAAGGTGGTGCAGGATCTAAATCAACTGAACAGAATGTTGCTGAAAACTTTCAATATGCTTTCCTTTCTGGAAATAGTGCAGACTTAGTTACTGTTGATTTGGAAATCCTTGGCGATCCGTATTGGTTGGTTGACAGCGGTATGGGAGGATATTTTTCCGGAGCTCCCAGCGAAACTTCTCAGATTACAAACGATGGTACAATGAACTACGAAAGTGGAAACGTCTATGTATATCTAACATTTAGAACACCGTCTGATGTAAATGAAACCACAGGCTTATACGATTTTTCAATTGCAGGAAAAGAAAGTCCGTTCGGTGGTATATATCGTGTTAATATGGTAGAAAATTACTTTTCAGATGGATTTTGGAAACAGAAATTAAAATGTTTAAGAATGCCAGGACCACAGGGACCTGAGATTAATTCTGTAACAGGTGATACACCTGGACCAATTTCTAGAACAGATAACCAAGCTACTGAGATTAGTGATGCTGAGCCTAAAGATACATCAGTTGTTGACGATGCTGCATCATCGTCAAATTCAACAACAGATACAGCAACCGCTAATGGAAATACTGGACAATCTGGGCAAACTACACAAACCGTGACAACATCTAACAAAACAAAACCTGTTGCTGGTTACAGATATTATAGAGACCTAGGACAACAATAATGGCAGAATTACAAAGACCCTCAGCAGAAAATGAAGGACGTTCCGGTACTCTTGGTAACGGAATATATCTTGCGAGGGTTATTAGTCATTTAGATCCTACGTTTATGGGATCTTTAGAAGTTAATTTATTAAAAGACCAAGCAAATACCTCCGGCGAAGATGCCGAAACGTATATTGTAAAATATGCTCCGCCGTTCTTTGGCCATACACCTTTTGAGTTTATGGGTAAGAATGATGGCGCCAGTTCAACAATTGACGGATATAACGACACACAAAAATCTTATGGTATGTGGTTTGTGCCTCCAGACATTGGTGTTAACGTTTTAGTATTATTTTTAAACGGAGATCCTGCTCAAGGATTTTGGTTTGCCTGCGCACCTGGTAGATACATTAATAATATGGTTCCAGCTATTGCTGGATCAACTGAAAATTCTTTAGATGCTACAGATAAAGCACGATACGGTCCAATGAAATCCTTAGATGGTAAACCGTTGCCGTTGCCAGTTGCAGAAATTAACAAACGTCTAAATGCAGATAAAGACCAAGAAATTAATCCGGAAAAAATTAAAAAAGTTGTACATCCTATTGCCGATAGATTCTTAGAACAAGGTTTATTAGAAGACGATGTTAGAGGAGTTGTTAATTCGTCTCCACGAAGAGAAGCACCATCTATGGTATTTGGTATTTCAACACCAGGACCAGTTGATAGACGAACTAATGCTAAGAAAGCAAAAGTAGGAAAATCAGATAGTCAGTCGGACCCTGTACCAGTCAGTCGTTTAGGCGGAACACAAATTGTAATGGATGATGGAGATGATAGATATCATCGAGCAACAGCAGCAGCAGATGGTCCTGTAAAATATATTGACTTATTAAACGACAAAGAAAAATATGAACCGGAAGTTCCTTACGGAGAATATTTTAGAATTAGGACCAGAACTGGTCACCAGTTGTTAATGCATAATTCTGAAGATATCATTTATATTGCTAATGCAAGAGGAACAGCTTGGATTGAAATGACCAGTAATGGTAAAATTGATATCTATGCCCAAGACAGCATCAGCATTCATACACAAAATGATTTAAATCTACGTGCTGATAGAGATATCAATTTTGAGTGTGGCCGCAATATGAACTTTAGAACAGAGACAGGAAAGTGGCACGCTGAAATAGGCTCAGATATGGAGTTTTTAATTAATAAGGATGCAAAACTGACCGTAGGATCTAATCTAGATATTCTTATTGGTGCTGCAACAAAATTTTCTACAAACACTAACTTTGATATTGCTGCCGGTGGTGAACTTAGAGTTAGTTCTACCGGAGATTTAAGCATAGGTTCTGGAGCACAAATTATAGAAACGGCTCCAACAATCCACTTAAACGATACAACTAATGCAACACCTGCAGAAGTTGCAGATTTTGTTAAACCATACGACCTAAGAGATAACCCTGCAACAAGTACAACATCTAGTTGGGAAACTAAAAAGTATCAAGCTGGGGTTGTTCAGAGCTTTATGAAACGCATACCGATGCACGAACCTTGGGCCTTGCACGAGAATCAAGCACCAGAACAATTGACTCCAGATAAAACAGATAGGGATGCAGACTAATTATGGGAACAAAAATTTATAATCAAAAAACAGTTGCAACATCAAATGCACAAGTTACTACTAATTACGGAACTTTTACCTATAGGGGATTTAGTTCTTCAAACGGAGCAAAAAATTATAAACTTTATGACATTGATCTAGTTAAACAAGATCTAATAAATCATTTTTATATCCGCAAAGGAGAAAAATTAGAAAACCCAGAGTTTGGTACAGTCATCTGGGATATGTTATTTGAGCAGTTCACTGAAGAAGTTAAAAAAATTATTGCAAAAGACGTCGAAGATATTATCAATTACGATCCTAGAATAGCAGTTAATGAGATTCAAATCGATACTACAGATCAAGGAATAAGAATTCAAGCAGATATCGTTTACGTTCCATTTAATATTAGTGAGCGTATGACGTTTAATTTTGATAAAAACAATTCTATCATAGTATAAAATACCCACATAATTTTTATGGTAAATATTGGTATAGGGATAGGAAATGACTACTACAAGCAGACAAAATAATTTAATTCTAAACCAAGACTGGACTAGAATATATCAGACATTTAAAAATGCGGATTTCAAATCTTACGACTTTGAAAATCTACGCCGCGTTATCATCACGTATCTGCGTGAAAACTACCCAGAAGATTTTAACGATTATATCGAATCTAGCGAATATATGGCGCTTATTGACGCTATTGCATTCTTAGGTCAAAGCCTATCCTTCCGCATTGATCTTGCTAGCCGTGAGAATTTTATTGAACTTGCGGAAACAAAAGAAAGCGTGTTAAGGATTGCTCGTATGCTTTCCTATAACGCTAAAAGAAATATAGCTGCTAGCGGTCTGTTAAAATTTACATCAGTGACTACTACAGATAGTATTGTTGACAGCAACGGAAAAAATCTTTCGCAACAGGTTATTTCTTGGAATGACCCAACAAACACTAACTGGTTAGAACAGTTTATTCTAGTTTTAAATTCTGCAATGGCAGATAACACAGAGTTTGGTCGAAGCCAAGGATCTGCTACAATTCAAGGAATTCCAACAGAACAGTATCGTTTTAGAACAACCACTGCTGACGTTCCTTTGTTTTCTTTTAGTAAATCTGTTGCTTCTAGAGGAATGCCTTTTGAGATAGTTTCTACAGCATTTGCTAACAGTGAAAATATCTACGAAGAACCACCAGTGCCGGGCAACCAGTTAGGTTTTGTTTATCGTAATGATAGCACTGGACCTGGTTCAGCAAATACTGGATTCTTTTTAATGTTTAAACAAGGCACTATGCAACTTGCTGATTTTAGCATAGATGCTCCTACTACTAATGAAAAAATTGCAGTTGATGCAAATAACATTAATAACAACGATGTTTGGTTATTTTCTTTAAATGCAGCCGGAGCCCAATTAGAAGAATGGACAAAAGTTTCAAGCCTTGTTGGAAATAATATTGCTTATAATAGTGTTAATCAGAACGTTAGAAATATCTATGCAGTCAACACAAAAGAAAATGATAACATTGATTTAGTGTTTGCTGACGGAGTCTATGGTAATTTGCCACAAGGCCCTTTTAGAGTTTATTATAGAACCAGCAACGGATATAGATATACAATTTATCCAAACGATTTGCGAGGAATCAACATAAGCATTAATTATGTAAATGCTTCTGGCGTTGCTCATACTCTAACAATCGGGTTGGCACTACAGTCAACTATCACTAATTCTGCTGCTTCAGAAGATATCGATACAATTAGAACAAATGCTCCTGCTGTATATTATACACAGAATCGTATGATTACCGCAGAAGATTATAATCTAGCACCGTTAACTAGTTCTCAAAATATTTTAAAAGTAAAATCTATTAATAGAACTTCTAGCGGAATATCTAGAAACTACGATATCATCGATGCGTCTGGAAAATACAGTTCAGTTAATGTATTTGCTAATGACGGTTATATCTATAAAGAAGAAACAGAAGAAACTTTAACTTTTAAATTTAATAATAGACTAGACATTATTAATTTTATAAGAGGTTACATCGAGCCTGTGTTTTCTAGTAACGAAGTATATAATTTTTATTTTACAAAATTTGATAAAATTTTATTCACAGACGATAAAACCGTTTGGGAAGCTGTCACCACAATAACACCAACTGGATACTTTAAAAATACAGTAGATTCATCTTTAACAAAAGTTGGTAGCTATTCTACTAACCTATTAAAATATTTTTATGTAGGATCTCTTATCAAGTTTGTACCAGAAGAAGGCAAAGCATTTAAAAACGGAGAAATGGTAGCAGCAGATCCTACAGATCCTTTACAGACTAATATGATATGGGCAGAGGCTGTTAAAATTACTGGAGATGGCACAAACACAGGAAGGGGTGCTTTGACTAACGGATTGGGACCTATTGTATTAAACAAAACAGTTCCAACAGGAGCCATTGCTTCAAGAATTATTCCTAGATTTATAAACGATTTAAATGTTTCTTTAGAAAACGAAATAGTAAATCAAGCATATCAAAATTTAAATTTTGGCTTGAGATACGATGTTGAAACACTACAATGGTCGATTATAACATCATCTAATTTAAACTTAATTGATAATTTTACTCTAGGCAAATCTGGTGATATTTCAAACACCGGAGTCGACTCGTCATGGATTGTTGCTTTTGTAAAAGAGGCTGACAGCTATACTGTTAGAGTAAGAAAGTTAAATTACATATTTGGAAGTTTACAACAAAATAGATTTTATTTTGATGCCAACGAAAAACGTTACAATGATCAAACAGGCAATGTTGTCAAAGATACAGTTACAGTTTTAGGTATCAATACATCGAGTGATTTTATAACTGAATTAAAACAAGATGTTTCTTTTGAAATTAGTGATACTATAAAATTTGATGATGGATATGAAAGTACTTCAGAAATTAAATTATCATTCTATGATTCTAACAGTGATGGAATAATTGATAATCCTGAATCTTTTGAAACAATTGTGGGCGACGATCAGTCTTTAAATTATTTGTTTTTTAAACAGTCTGTTGATCAGTACGGAACAGTTTACTACTCATTAATTGATAATTCAATTAACTCTGTGTTAGTTTTAGAAAAAGAATCAGTTGTTGATATTAACGATACTGCAACTTATCCAGACGGACAACTTATATATTTCTATGATGTTGACGAGGACGTGATTAAACAAGTTAATAGAACAACAAATACATTAGATCTAGTTACATCCTACAAAGCAGTTTTAGGCCGTCGAAATTTAAAATTCCAGTATGTTCACAATGCTACAACTTATCGTAGAATTGATCCTTCATCGAGTAACATTATTGACACATATATGTTGGTAAGATCATATGACGAAGATTACAGAATGTATTTACAGGGCGGAATATCTACAGAACCAACTCCACCAGATACAGAAGTATTAAGAACTACGTTTGGCGGAACATTGTCTGCGATTAAATCTCTCAGCGACGAAATAGTTTACCATTCAGCCAAATATAAAGTATTGTTTGGATCTAAAGCTGATCCAAAATTACAAGCAACATTTAAGGTAGTGAAAAACCCAAATAAAACTATTAACGACAATGATTTAAAAGTGAGAGTAATAGGTGCAATTAACAATTTCTTTGATATTAACAATTGGGACTTTGGAGATAGATTTTATATGAGCGAATTGACAACTTATATTTTAAATTCCTGTGCTCCGGACCTAGCAAATATTGTTATTGTTCCAAAACAAACAAATCAGGTATTCGGAAGTCTTTTTGAGATTCAAAGTAGATCGGACGAAATCTTAATTAGTGGTGCAACTGTTGATGATGTTGAAATAGTTTCGGCTATTACAGCAGCTGAATTGGGTGCAAGTATTACAACTATTGTTTCAACAACTTATTAATAATTATGGCAGATAAATTTTATCCTAAGAGCAACTTACCAATTAGAAGAACAGTTGAGCTATTGCCTTCTGTTTTTCAAACATCTAGTAACGATAAGTTTTTATCAGGAGTATTAGATCCTTTAGTCCAGCCTGGCGTATTAGATAAGGTTGTTGGATATGTAGGAAGAAGATACGAAAAAACTTACACTGGCACTGATGTATATGTAGATACAGACAATACTTTAAGAAGCAGATACCAATTAGAACCCGGTGTTGTTTATAAAAATCTTAATAAAATTGAAAATTTTTATGACTACCTTGACTTTAAAAATCAGTTAAAGTTTTTTGGAAACATTGATGAGCGTGACGACAAGATAACAGAACAAGAACATTATACTTGGAATCCTCCTGTTGATTGGGATAAGTTTATTAATTACAGAGAATACTACTGGCAACCAAGCGGTCCGCCAAGTTTACCTATATACGGCCAAACCGCCAAGGTAACAAGTACATATAAAGTTGTTTTAGGAACAACAGGAAACTCTTTTGTATTCACTCCTGATTCTTATACAAACAATCCTACAATTACTTTGTACAGGGGACAAACATATAAGTTTAAAGTTAATGCTCCGGGAGAAGGATTTTCTATTAGAACAAACTATGATACCGGTTCATTAATTTTCCAACCTTATCACTCTTATAAAGCAGGAAGCCTTGCAGTTTATGATGGAAACCTATGGAAAGCTAAAAGAGATATTTCGCCAAGTGACGGCAGCTCTATTAGTATAGATAGTCAAGACTGGGAGTTTGTCGACCTAGCATCGTCGACTACTGCGTTAGAATATTCTAACGGTGTAACAAATAACGGAACTCAGAATGGTACTTTAACATTTGAAGTGCCCTACGATGCTCCGGACACTTTATATTATCAAGGATTAATAACTCCAGATCGCTTTGGAAAATTTTTAATTGCCGACATAGAATCAAATTCTTTCATTAATATTAATAAAGATATTATTGGAAAATCTCAATACACTTCTAGCAACGGAATAGAATTATCAAGTGGAATGATTGTCGAATTTAGAGGAAACGTAACTCCTGCTGAGTACTCTCATAATAATTGGTTAGTCGAAGGAGTAGGCGATGCTATTACACTAACAAGATTCGATAGTCTGGTCGTTCCTGTATTGACAACAGATGTACCGGAAGTTTTATTTGACAATGAAGGATTTGATACGCAACCGTTTGACGATGCGACCGCATATCCAACATATAAAGATTATACAACAATTCGAAGAGATAGTAGAGATTTAAATCCCTGGAGTCGATATAACAGATGGTTTCATAGATCTGTTTTAGAAAAATCATATTCCTTAAGAGGAGAAGATTTTCCAGCAACTGAATCTTTAAGAGCAAAAAGACCTATTATCGAATTTAAACCAAATCTACAGTTATATAACTTTGGTTCTGTAGCTAAACAAACAGTTGATTATTTAGATACAAATACTACTGATATTTTTAGTATCATAGAAGGTAGTTCTGGTTACAACATTGACGGTGAGTTTTTATTTGAAGGCGCAAGAGTTTTATTTGTTGCTGATACTGATAGTCTTGCAAATAATAAAATTTATGAAGTACAATTTATAACACATAATAATCTACGCCAAATACATTTAAAAGAAGCCTTAGATAGCGAATCTGCTGTTGGTAGTTGTTTATTAATTAGACGCGGCAATAAAAATTCTGGCAAGATGTTCCATTTCACAGGAACAGCTTGGAAAGAAAGCCAGCAAAAAATTACAGTTAATCAAAGTCCAATGTTTGACGGGTTTGACAACAACGGAATAAGTTTTTCTAATGAAGATACATATCCGACTAATACGTTTGTTGGTACTGAAATTTTAAGTTATAAAGTTGGCTCTAGTGTTGTTGATAAAGAATTAGGATTTAGTATAAGTTATCTCAACATCAATAATATCGGAGACATACAATTTAATTGGTCTTGGGATTCTGCTAAATTTGAATATGTGATCGATAGAGTTACATATTCTAAAGATCTAGCCACCGGCTTCTATAAATTTAACAACATCAACGGAGATGATTATCAAAACGGTTGGTTGCTAGCAGATACAAAATATTTTCAACCTATCATTGACAGTCAAATTGTAAAAGAATCTACAAACATTTTAACTTTTAATACTGTAAGATGGGAAAATCTCAAAGAAGATAACGAAATTAATTTTTATGTTAACGGTACAAAGTATCTTGGAGACTGGACACGAACTCTAGGAACTTTTACATTCTCAACAACATTTGAAATAAATGATGCAGTTTCTTTGAAATTAATTTCAGACATTGAACCAGACCAAGGATATTACGAAATTCCTGTAGGTCTTGAAAAGAATCCATTTAACGATAATTTAATAACATTTACTCTTGGCCAAGCAATTGATCATTTAACAACTGCATTAGAGTTTAATATTGATATTACTGGCATAGTTCCAGGAAATTCTAATTTGCGTGATATATCTAATTTCCAAAAATTTGGAAAACGATTTTTAAAACATTCTGGTTTAACTCCAGTAGTGTTGATGTCGCTATGCGATAAAACTCATAATATTGTTAAATCAATACAGTATTCTAAGCAGTCATATACAGAATTTAAAAATAATTTCTTATCAAGAGCATTAGAAATAGATTACAATGATAATATTCCAGATTTTGTCGATGAGATTATAAACAGTTTAACAAAAACTAAAAATTCAACAAATCAATTTTCAGAGTCCGATATGATTGGTAGCGGAGCATTCACTTCAATAGTATATGAAGTTGATGATCCAGGAATAAAAACATTTTCTCTTAGCACGAAATTTGATTTATCTACTCCTAGCAGTAGAGCCGTTTACGTTTATTTTAACGGAAACCAATTATTAAATTCTCAAGATTACACATTTAATTCTACTTTTGGTTTTGTACAGTTATCAGTTAATTTAACCGAAGGTGATGTAATTGAAATTAGAGAATATGTTTCTACATCTTCGAACTATATTCCAGCAACTCCAACGTCAATGGGATTGTATAAAAAATATACTCCAATGAAATTTGTTGATGATACCTATGTAGAACCAAGAGAAGTTATTCAAGGTCACGACGGTAGCATTTCAGCAACATATGGCGATTTTAGAGATGATCTATTATTAGAATTAGAATATAGAATTTATAATAATATCAAACAAGAATACAATGAAGACATTTTTAATATAGACGATATTGTTGGCGGTTACTACGGTGTCGGATTATATAAAAAATCTCAATTGGACATTATAGTGTCTCAAGAATTTTTAAAATGGATTCAAAATACAAATATTAATTATACATTAAATTCTTATTTTGACAGTCAAAATTCTTTTACATATACCTACACAAATATGACAGATCCTACAAGGTCTGAAAATTTACCAGGGTATTGGAGAGGTGTGTATCAATATTTCTACGATACTGATCGACCACATCGTTGTCCTTGGGAAATGTTGGGCTTTAGTGAAAAACCAACTTGGTGGGAAAGTGAATACGGCCCTGCACCTTATACTAGAGGAAATTTAATTCTTTGGGAAGATTTAGCAAACGGAATTATACGTCAAGGTACAAGAAAGGGCAGATACGCTCGATATACAAGGGATACATTACTATCTCATATTCCTGTAGACGACGAAGGTCGTTTATTGAGCCCATTAGATTCTGGATTAGCTAGAGATTTTTCATTAATTAACAATCAAGGATCGTTCGTATTAGGCGATATAGCTCCTGTCGAATACGCATGGAGATCAAGTTCTGAATGGCCATTTGCTGTTGTAATAGCAATGGCATTAATGAGACCGTTTGAATTTATTTCGAATAATTTTAACAAAGACGGAGTATCTTTAAACAACCTAGGACAAACAATTTATTCGTCTACTGGCAAATTTATTACAAAAGAAAATTATGGTCAATCAACTGACAATATAGTTGGTCTTGGAAAATATATTATCGATTATGTAAAATCAAAAGGTATCGATGAAACTACCTTATGGGATAAGATTAATAATATTGATGTACAAATATCGCATAGAATGTCTGGATTTGTTGACCAGCAACAACAAAAATTTTTATTAGACTCTAAGAGTCCAGCAGCATCGTCATCTAGCGTATATGTTCCTCCAGAGAACTACGATATTATTTTTAATGTAAGTTCTCCTATTGCTAGCTTGTCTTACAGCGGAGTAATTATAGAAAAAAATTCAAGCGGGTGGGTGTTAAAAGGCTATGACGATATACAACCATATTTTAATTATTTCCAAGCACTTCCAAACCAACGAGATCCTATTATATCTGTTGGCGGCACAAGTGAGAATTTCTTAGACTGGCAAGCTAATAAATTATACTCTAATGGAATATTAGTGAGATATGCCAACGAATTTTATAGAGCACTTAAATCTCACACCAGCGGAGATGTATTTGACATTGATCTATGGAAAAAAGTAGCAGGAATTCCAAAAACTGGAGCAGTAGAAGCAAGCGGTAGAAGAACATTTAACACACTGGTAGTTAAACGTCTAAGTTACGGAACACAATTTACAACTATTCAACAGGTTGTTGATTTCCTATTGGGGTACGAAGCCTATCTCAAATCAGTAGGATTTATATTTGATAATTACGATCCTGAAAATAAAGTATCGCAAGACTGGCTATCTGCTGCAAAAGAATTTATGTTCTGGACCAAGCACAGCTGGCAAGTCGGATCGTTGATCTCACTAAGCCCTGCAGCACAAAAAGTTAACATAACAGTTCCTGTTGGCGTTGCTGATAGCGTATTAGAAGGATTTTACAATTATCAAGTTCTTAAAGGTGACGGTAAACCTCTGCAACCAAAATATATTGATGTTAGCAGAAATTTTCAAAATATCACAGTTACTACCACAAATACCACTGACGGTATTTACTATCTAAAGTTATTTTATGTTCTGAAAGAACACGTAACTATTTTTGACGATAAAACAGTTTTTAACGATACTATCTATGACAAGACAACCGGTTACCGTCAAGGAAGAATAAAAGTACACGGATATAGAACAACCGATTGGGACGGAGATTATACCAGCCCAGGATTCTTATTTGATAATGTTAATATACAACCTTGGGTACCATATACTGATTACAAGTTAGGCGATATTGTTTCTTATAAATCTTACAATTGGACTAGCTTGATTAATCAGCCGGGCTCTCAAACATTTAATGATGCCTATTGGAGCAAGTTAGATACAACTCCAGAAAAACAGTTAGTTCCTAACTTCGATTACAAAATTAAAGGGTTCTCTGATTATTTTGAAGTAACGTCAGACGGCCTAGACAAGAGTCACAGAGATTTAGCTCGTCATACAATAGGATATCAAACTAGAAATTATCTACAGAATCTTTCAGAAGATCCAGTTACACAATTTCAAATATATCAAGGATTTGTTCGTGAAAAAGGAACAGCAAATTCGATTACAAAAATATTTGGAAAATTAAGTCGTTCAGAAACTGATAGTATTTCTCTCAACGAAGAATGGGCATTTTTAGTAGGAAAAGTCGGAGGCGTTGATCAGCTTACTGAAGTTGAAATACAAATTGAAAAAAATAAATTAGAAGTTAACCCTCAACAATTTTTAATAGAAACTACTAAGTCTGCTTTAACTACAGATCAAAAGTATAGAATAACTTCTTCTGATTTTACAATAGTACCAACCCCATTTAATGTTAATATATCACCCACTGCTGATTTATCTTGCCCTTATACCGCAGGATATATTACTTCGACTACTATTGATCATTCTATTAAGACAAGAGAAGATTTATTAACTTTAGATATAAATTCTATAAAAGAAAATGATCACATTTGGGTTACGTTTGAAAAAGATTCTTGGACAGTATTAAGAGTTAACGAATCTGCCACTCTTGAAATAACTGACGTCACTCGTCCATCGGATACAACAGTTGTTATTACATTTAATCGTCCGCACTCTATTCAAATCGACGAGTATGTGGGCTTTAGAAACATATTAAATTTAGTAGGCTTTTATAAAGTTTCTAATAAAACTACTGCAACAATCACTGTTAATGTATCGTCAACGATTCAAGATCCTGTAATTGATTACAGTACAATTACACGAGTTCAGTTAATAACTGAATGCAGATTTGCTGATTATCAATCTATAGACAACCAACAAGCAGCGTTATTAAAAAATAAATCTAGATTATTTGTTGATTCTAATGATACAGGAAATTGGGAAGTTGTTGAAAAAAATAAACAGTATTCTCCTAAAACAATTTCTGACTACGGTGTAACTAATCCGCTATTTGCCGGATCGTCAGTTCTGTACGACAATATTAATAAACAAATAATTTCAAGTATTCCAGGATCGGGAATAGTTGTAGTTTATGTTGAAACTGATACCGGCCTACAAATAAAACAAATATTGTCTCCTCCAGTTAACACATATAGTAATGCAGTTGGATCGTTTGGTAAATCAATGGCGTTGTCACCGGACGGAAGATTTTTAATTATTGGAACGCCTGAAGCCAGCGGATTAAAAACAAATTACCAAGGACCTTGGGAGTCTCAGGTAAGATATCAAACAAACGATATTGTGCTTTATTCCGGACAAATCTGGAGAGCCAAGAATCCTAACTATCTAGGTACTGACGGAAGTACAGTAGCAGCAGTTAACACTGATGATTGGGAAATTGCAACTAATATTCCAGTACTAACATCAGGAAGAGTTTCTGGTTTTTACAATCAAGGAATGATTGCAATATATGAATTTTCAAATGGAAGATACACAAATGCAAAAGCATTTGTAAGTCCTCGACCTGTTGAAAATGAAAAATTTGGATCTAATGTAACTGTAAGTTATGACGGTACAAATTATTATATGGCAGTTAGTGCTGTAGGATCAGTAAACAGTTCCGGAAGAGTTTATTTGTTTAAAAACACAGGAACCGACTGGGAACATTTAGAAAATTCTCACTATAAAGGAATTTATAATCCTTCAACAATTTATCGTGAAGGCGATATTGTATGGCAACCTGCACAAGATCCAATTGTAGAAGAAGTCAAGGGCAACCTATGGCAGGCACTTGAAACACAACAAGGTGACGGCAGCACATTAACACTAGAATCATCTGGTTGGATAAAAGTTAGTGATGTTTCTACAAGCTGCTCTTTACCAACAAATGTGTCTATAGAAGACGACGGCTCAACAGTTGCAGCTGGAATAATTTCAGTGGATCAACTTACAGAAATTATAAAACAAGATGAACAATTTGGTTATAGTTTAACAATGAGCCGAGACGGAAGTATATTAGTTGTTGGCGCTCCGTATGCCGACGGTCAATATTTTTCTAACTACAAAGGATTGTGGAGAGCCGATGTAGAATATGCAGAAGGAGAAGTTGTCAAATATTCAGATATCTATTATCGATTAGGAGATGCGTCAGGAAACCCAGATTCTACTTACAGAAGTCAAGGAGAAGATCCGTCGTCCAGTGCCAATTGGCAAGAAGTAGGCGATAGTGCTGCTAATCCTTCAGGAAAAGTTTTTGTATACAAGAAAACTAGTTATGATTTATATCAGTTAATCCAGACACTAACATCTGCAAACATATCATCTTATTCAGATGTGAGCATGGAAATAAATGTTGGAGATCAATTTGGATATTCTGTAGATGTTGACTCATCCGGTACTACATTGATTATTTCTAGCCCACGATCAGACATAAATTATCAAAATCAAGGATCAGTATATGTTCTTAATTTTGATTCCAATATTTCTGAATTTAAAGTAAAACAAAAATTAGAAAGTTATGAAATGTATCCAAGTGAATACTTTGGATACGGCGTTTCTATTAGCCCGGACGGATATAAAATAGCCATCGGTTCTAAAAACACTTATTCGCATTATCCTATAATATTTGATTCAATGAGCGGAACACTCTTTGATCAAGGAAGAACTAGTTTCTATGTTGACCAAGGATACACCGGCGGCGTTTATATATTTGATAAAAAAGACAACGAATTTTTCTTAACAGAAAAATTAGAATCTGTACTTGTTGAAAATGAAAGTTTTGGTTATAGTATTGATTGTGTTGGATCAAAAGTATTAGTAGGGTCTCCTTATTATAGAAAAGATAATACAGGAGATTACATTGGTAATATAAGATTATTCAGCAAAGATTCTTCTGTTGATTCTTGGACTATTATATCTCAACAATCTCCTTTAGTTGACATAAGAAAAATTAATAGTGTTGAGTTATACGACAATATTAAAAATGTTAAAATACAGGATATAGATTTTATAGATCCTGCTAAAGGTAAAATCCTTAATTTAGCAGAAGAAGAAATTAAATTTAAAACACCATACGACCCTGCGGTCTATACTGTAGGAACTGAAGACGTAGTAGTTGATAGTTCTATTAACTGGCTAGAAAAAAATGTTGGACAGCTATGGTGGAATGTAGGTAATGCAAAATGGATGTATTCTGAAATTGGAGACATTTCCTACAGACAAGGTAATTGGACACAACTAGTAACTGGCGCAAGTATTGATGTTTACGAATGGGTGGAAACTCCGTTGTTGCCTAGCGAGTGGGCTGCTTTAGCTGATACAAACGAAGGCCTAGCAGTTGGAATTTCCGGCCAGCCATTATATCCTAATGATGATACCTATAGCACAAAACAATTTTATAATTCTATCAGTGGTCAAGTGAACAAGACTCTTTATTATTACTGGGTAAAGAATAAATCTACAGTTCCTTCTAATTTAAATTTTAGAAGAAAATCTTGCTCTGAAGTAGCTAGTTTGATATCAAACCCAGTAGGAACTGGACTACCGTTTATAGCATTTGTTGATTCTGATAAATTTATAACCTATAATTTTGATTCTATTATTCAATCAGATACTGCATTGCTTAATATAAAATATAAGAACGAATTAGGTATATCAATCCCAGTACATAAAGAATATCAATTAATGACTGAAGGTATTGCTAGCAGCTTACCAACACCTAAACTTGAAAATAAATGGATAGACAGTTTAGTTGGTTTTGATATTATCGGTAATAGAGTTCCTGATATCAACATTCCGGCAAAACAAAAATACGGAATAGATTTTAGACCTCGTCAAAGTATGTTTGTTAACAAAGATGCAGCATTAAAACTTGTTGTTAACAAAATAAATTCTGTATTGTTAAAACAACCGTTTGCAACTATTATTGATTTTACAAATTTAAACTTAAAAGATTCAGCCCCTGCTGAAATCTTAAATCTATACGATGTTCAAGTTGACACTGAAATAGATTTGCAAAATGTAGGTACCATAAGAACCAAAAAAGCTGTGCTGTCTGCAAATATTGTAAACGGTGAATTAGACACTATTGATATTATAGATCCTGGTTTCGGTTATAAAGTAGTTCCTAATGTTGTTATTAATGGGGATGGCAAAGGTGCATCTGCAGAAGTAACTCTTGACAACCAAGGAAGAATTAGAACAGTAACAGTATTAACTAGAGGAAAAAAATACAGTACAATTAATGCGTCTGTTCGTTATTTCTCTGTATTAGTAAACTCTGATTCTACTATTAACAATTTCTGGAGTATATATTCTTGGGACGATGTAAGAAAAACTTTCTTTAGAACTCAATCACAAGCATACGATACTACAAGATATTGGAGTTATATTGATTGGTGGAAATCTGGATACAATAACAAATCTAGAATTACCAAAGAACTATTAAGCATACACGACGAAGTAATTTATAAAATTTCCGTCGGCGACCTGATAAGAGTTAAAGAATATGGATCAGGTGGATGGGCAGTATTTGAAAAGGTCTCAGATACAGGCAGTACTTTCTTAGACAGATTTGAATTAATTTCGAGAGAAAACGGAACTATAAAATTAAGTGACTCATTATACGACGCTTCAATCTTTGGAATTGGATTTGATAGATCGCAGGCGTATGATGATACAAATTACGATATTAACACATCTTTAGAATTAAGAAATATTTTAAAAGCTGTTAAAGAAGATATTTTCGTTGGCGATTTTAATATCGAATGGAACAATTTATTTTTTGCATCTATGAGATATGTGTTGTCTGAGCAACAATATGTTGACTGGATGTTTAAAACAAGTTTTGTAAATGCAACACACAACGTAGGAGCATTTAGTCAGCCAACTAACTATAAAAATGATAATTTATCAAGTTATCAAGAATATATTAACGAAGTAAAACCTTTTAGAACTACTGTTAGAGAGTATGTTAGCCAATACACAACTCCTGAAAAATATGATTTATCTGTAGCAGACTTTGATTTAGAACCAACGTTTTCTGTTAAAGATGGAAAAGTTATTCCGATCAAACTTGATAATGATTTATTAAATGTTTATCCTTGGAAGTGGTGGTCTGATAATAACGGATATTCGATTACAGATATACAAGTATACGATTCGGGAGAATTATACAAAACTCCACCTAAAGTATTAATTGAAGGATCTGGCACTGGCGCAACAGCACAGGCTTATATTTCTAATGGTAAAGTATCCGGCATTGTAGTTCTTAATGCTGGCCAAGGATACTTGTCTGCTCCTACTGTTTCATTGGTTGGAGGAAATTCAGCCGGAGCTAGATCGGCCAAAGCAGTTGCAATCATTGGAAACAGTTTAATTAGATCACTTCATGTATCAGTTAAATTTGATAGGTTAACAACTTCTGGATTGTATACTAGTTTTTCACAATCTGAAAGATTTGTTGCAACAGGAACAACATCGGTGTTTAATTTATCTTACGCACCTTCCAGAGATAAAAATAAAATATCAGTTTATAAAAATAATCAATTATTATTAAATTCTGATTACACAATTACATTATATTATTCAACAGTTCCTGGATTTAAGAGTCTACAAGGAAAATTAAATTTTGCAATAGCACCGTCTGCAGGAGATATTATAGTAGTAAACTACGATAAAAATATTGAATTGTTTGATGCTGTTAATAGAATTGAACAGAAGTATAATCCTAAGGCGGGAATGATAGGAAAGGATCTAGGACAGTTAATGACAGGTATTGACTTTGGAGGTGTTCAAATCCAAGGTACTACCTTTGATGTTACTGGTGGATGGGACGCTCTGCCTTGGTTCACTGACAACTGGGATAGTGTTGAAGCAAATTCAGATTATTACCATGTCTGTGATGGAAGCACAACATATGTTACTTTACCGTATGTTCCTGCAAACGGTCAAATTATTAACATCTACATAAAAAATTCAGTAACAGGAGAAATTATTAGAATTGACGATCCTAACTATACAGATGCTTGGGATTCGTCGGTTGCAATTAATCCTAACGCACAAATGCCATCTTTTGTCGGCGACGGTAATACTTCAAATATTGAAATTGGAACGTATATTTCTACCAGTGCCGGAGACATTTTAATTTTCCGCCCAATTGAAAGTGACGGCTCTGTAACTATTACAGATGACAACTTACTAGATACAAAGGTTAGCGGAGGAACACTTTCTGCAATTGACGGAGCATATGTTACAGCCAATGGAGCAACGGTTGAAGAAATTATTATTAATGGTGGGTCGTTTATTAGCCCTGAACAGGTACCAGCACCAGAAGAAAATGTTCCCGGCCAAGTATTAGATAGCGTATCTATCAAAGTATACAATAATATAATTAATGGCTCTGCTCCGTTGCACACAAAATTAATTCGAAGCACTGGAGTTGATACTAGTTTTAATATTGGTCAACCAGTGTTGCAAAATAGTTCAGTGATTGTTTATATTGATAAAATTAAACAAGTAATCAATATAGATTATACACTTGATCTGATAAATCAGAAAGTTAATTTTGCATCAAGTCCACCAGCCGATTCCTTAGTTGAAATATTATCAATTGGATTGGGCGGTCTTGGAATTATCGACTATCAAGAATTTATTGCTGACGGTAATACAAATTTATTTTTAACAAATGCAGATTACGATAATACTTCTAATGTTTATGTAACATTAAACGGTAGATTATTTGATACAGGATTTAAAAATAGCACAGGGATAATTGATACAAACGGAAAAACTTTAGTTGAGTTTGGATTTAATCCCGAAGCCGGTGATACAATTAAGATTGTATGTTTATCAGCAACAACAGATATAGCACCTAGTGACTTATCTGTAATTAATATCAACACACAAACAGTTTATTTTGAAGGAAGTACACGAACATTTGATATAGATGGATTTTTTGAATATTCTAGAGGAAGTTCGGGTAATGCTGTAATTGTTGAAGTTGACGGTCGAATCCTAAAAGGATCTGATACAATTTATAGAACATACGACGGAACTAATAACGTTATTGTTCTAGGCCAGGATCCTTACGAAACTCCTGGAAGTATTTTGCCAAGCAACTTAAAAGTTTTTATTAATGATGTATTAGTAGAGTTCATTACTAATTATGTATTTGATGGTCCAACAAAAGAATTAACAATATATCCTGATTCTTTAAACATTGGTGATATTATTAAAGTTGAAAATGACCTAAGACGAGAGTATACAATATCAGGAAATTCTGTTACGATATTAGACGATGTTTCGATGGTATCGGCAGACGAAACAGATAATGTTAAAATTGACATTACTTGGTTCAATGAATATCCTACTCTTGATATTGTTTCGGATGAAAAGACAGGAGGAAGAGTTAATATTCAATTATCTAGAATTCCTATTTCGTCTAGCTATGTATGGGTATACAAAAACGGAAATAGACTAATGTTAGATAAAGATTATTATGTTTCTTTACCAAGAGGAGCAATTTATCTAAAAGAAGATACAACCTCTGAAGATAAAATAAAAACAATTAGTTTTTCAAAATCTATTTTTAAATTACCAAGTGCATATGAAATTCACAAAGATATGCTCAACGTATATCACTTTAATAGATTCTCTTTAGATGACATTAAATTAGCATCTGATCTAAATTATTTTGATACTACAATTACTTTAAATGATGCATCGTCATTGGCTGATCCTGTTAGAAATAGAAATATTCCTGGAGTTGTTTGGATTTCCGGTGAAAGAATAGAGTATATGACTAAAACAGAAAATGTTTTAGGACAATTAAGACGTGGTACACGAGGAACACCTATTGGAGAAAAATATTTAATTGATACTAAGGTAGCAGACGTTGGTTATAATGATATTATTCCTTACGAAGACACACAAGAAAGATATGATTTTTACAGTGATGGAAGTAGTTTATTAATAGGTCCTCTTGAATTTATTCCAACTAAATCTAATAAAAATAGATGGTACAATTCTAATTTTTACATAACTAAGGGCATCTATGATGAAAAAATTAAGTATGTAACCGGCAATGTTATACAGGTTGATGATAGTTTTTATACAAATATCAGACCTTGTATTAATATTAAACCTTTAGAATCTAACGATTGGGAAACTTACTGGGATTTAATTACAATTCCTACTAACTACGGACCTTGTGATACTATTGAAGTGTTTGCAGAGGGCCGAAGATTAGTAAAAGACCCGCAGGTTGTTTGGAGTGAAAATAACGGTATAGATGGATTTATTGTAACTGAAGCTGATTTTTCAGTTGACGGGTCATCAAACTATCTACGCTTAACTAACCCGTTAAAAGCTGGAACACGTATAACTTTAATTAGAAGAACAGGAAAAACCTGGTACGATAGAAGCGAAACATCGGCAAGTTCGGGTGTTACTTTGTTGAATAACAACACTCCTGTAGCTAAATTCATAGCGCAGAAGACCACTTCTATACCTGAATAAATATATGATGATGGAGTCAAACGAGAATAAAATGTCGCAAAATCAAGAAAAAACTACACAGCCGCAGGAAAAACGCCCAAACGAAACGGGCGGATTCCATTTTGAAGGGCATATTAAAATCTTCGATCCCGAGACCAAAGAGGTGTTTATTGATAAACGCAACGCTATCCATTACGAAAATATGTCAGTTGCAATGGTACAATCGTTGTCAAATCAAGGTCAAGGAACAGTATATCAAATGGTGTTTGGAACAGGCGGAACAACAGTAGATCCAACAGGGTTAATAACATATCTAACTCCAAATACAACTGGTATTAATTCTAGCTTATATAACCAAACTTATTCAAAAATTGTTGATCAGAATTCGTCATCAAATACTGACCCGTTGAGAAATAAAATGGAAATTAGACATATCAGCGGAGCAACTTATAGCGACATTTTAATTAGTTGTTTATTAGACTACGGCGAGCCTTTAGATCAAGAAGCATTTGATAACTCTGTTGATATGAATGGAGAATTTGTATTTGATGAACTGGGACTAATGAGCTACAACCCCAACGGAACAGGCAAATTGTTAACCCACGTAGTTTTCCACCCAGTTCAAAAATCGTTAAACAGATTATTACAAATTGACTACACAATTCGTATACAAAGTTTAACTGGATTTACAGGAGCTTAATAAATGCCATATATTGTTAATTTTACAGATAGTGCAAATAAGACTCCTATAACAGTATTTGATAATACATCAAACACTGATACTAGTTTAACATTTCCAGGTAGAAACGTTACTGGGTACGGTCAGATTGTAGCCGAAAACTTTTTAGCATTATTAGAGAATTTTGCTTCAACAGACGAACCAATGAATCCTACAGAAGGACAACTTTGGTATAAGAGCGATGACGGAATTCTAATGATGTGGGACAACACAAGTTGGAAAGCAGCATCGGGAATTCAAAAGGGAACAACAGAACCAGCAGTTGCAGAAAGCAAGGTTGGTGAATTATGGGTAGATACAACTAATCAACAGCTTCGTATTTTTACAGGCACACGTTGGCTATTAGTTGGTCCTGCAGAAAGTTCTGTAGACGGTTTAAGATACGGACCAGTAGTTGAAAGTATTTCCGATTCGGATAACATCACTCGATATATTTTAACATTTTATATTGCAGATATTCCTGTAATTATTTTTTCTAAAGACAGTTTTACCCCAAAAGTTTTAATTACCGGATTTGATATTATTCGATCAGGTATGAATATTTCATTGCCAACAACAGACTCTGCAATAAATGAGTTTGTTGGAGGGTACCTTCCTACTTTATATGGAACAGCTAAAAATGCAAATGCCTTAAACATTGGCGGCGTTGAAGTTGCTGCCGGAAAATTTTTAAGATCTAATACAGTTAATACTACTGACTATGCGTTTAATATTAGAAATAATAACGGCTTAACCGTAGGTATTGACGGAACATTTAATATCGGAACTACTGCTACCACCGCTAAGATTTATAATTCGGCAGCAGGCAGTTCGATTGATATACAGACAAACAGAAATGGTATTCCTTCTACTATTCTTAAAGTAGTTGATAATACAGTTGGTATTAATCAAGCCAGTCCTACTGAAGCATTAGATGTTGACGGAAACATTAAACTTACTGGTTCTGTTATTGTAACAGATATTACAGCAAGTACAAATTTAAATAACGGAAGCATCAGGACCGCCGGCGGTGTAGCAATTTCTAAAAATCTTTTAGTTGGCGAGGGTGCTAGTATTGCTGGAGTATTAGAATCTAATACAATACAACCAAAAACAACTGATACCTTTAATCTAGGAACCGGATTAAAGAGATGGAATACAGTACAGGCTAAAACAATTATTGCAGATACCATTCAAGGCGTCCTTGATGGAAATATTAGTGGTAATTCTAACACAGCGACATCATTAAAAAATGTTACAACATTTCAGTTATCCGGAGACGTTGTTAGTCCTGCAATTCAGTTCGACGGGCAAACAGGAAGTTACACTAAGATTTTTAACACAACTCTTACTGCAAACATTATTTCTAGTAAGTCCGAACCATTTCCTAAAGTATCTAAAAAGACAGATTATGTATTAACATATAGAGCAAGCGAATCTACAACTATATCGTCTGGTTTATTAAAACAAACAAGAGACACATTTGTTGGAGATATGGGTATTCCAATCGGTGGCATCATTCCATATGCAGGCGCAACAGCACCTTATGGTTTTTTATTTTGTGATGGATCAGAAGTTGAAAGATCAAAATTTCCAGATCTATACGATGTAATTGGAACAACATATAATGGTACAGGTTCGTTAACTGGAGTCAACACATTTAGAATTCCGGACCTAAGAGGAAGATTCCCGTTAGGTAAAGATAATATGGACAACGGAGGCACAGTTCCAATATCAACAGGTGGATATGTTGATGCAGGTGGCGGCACAGCAGGCAGAGTAACTGACACTAAGGCCCAGACTCTAGCAGGTACAGCCGGTCAAAGTTCTGTGACATTGACATTATCAAATTTACCAGAACACTCTCACTCTTTAAGTTCGTCAAGACAAGATTATAATGTTATTGCAGTCACAACTACCATTGATCCGGATGCAGTTACTGGACCAGGTCCAACCGCTCCAGGTCAGGCACAATATTTAAAAGACTCCGGAGGAATTAAAAAACCAACTGGAACAACATTAGGTACGGCTGTTGGTATTATGAATCCCTACTTGACTATTAATTATATTATTAGATCAGGTCCACCGTTATTCTAATTAGGTTAAAAAAATATGGCATATCAAATTAATAAAACAGACGGTACAATCGTAGCAACAGTAGCAGACGGTCAAATTGATGAATTATCAACTGACATAACTCTTATTGGAAAAAATTACAGCGGGTTTGGCGAAGCATTAAATGAAAACCTAATTAAAATATTAGAAAATTTTTCAAGTACTACTGCTCCAGAGCATCCTATTAAAGGCCAAGTATGGTACGATTCTTCTGAAAATAAATTAAAAGTTTACAACGGATCGACATTTGTACCGGTAAGTTCTGCAACTATTTCAAATACACAACCAGATACACTAGCTAGCGGAGATTTATGGTTTGATAACATTGGCGGCCAATTATATTTTTATGACGGTACAAATCCTATTTTATTAGGCCCAGCATATTCAGCTTCACAAGGATTAAGCGGTTTAAAAGTTGATAGTATTCTCGATACTCTTAACCAAACTCGAGTTATTACATACTTGTATAATAACGGAATTTTATTAGGAATTTTTTCTAAAGACAGTTTTACACCTAAAGCAGAGATTATTGGATATTCTGGTAGTATCGAACCAGGATTTAATGCAGGAACATTAGACGGATTAAAATTTAATGTAACTGTAACAAATTCAGAACAACTTGGCGGAGCAGTAGCAACGACCTATGTTCGTAGAGATACATCAAATGCGATTAATGGACAACTACGAATTACCACAGACCAGGGTATAGTTATTGGATCAGCCGGTCAATCTAACTTGTATGTTACCAGCGGTGACATTTTTATGTCAAACGCTTCAACCGATAAGAATTTAATTCTTAACGTTCGAAAAGGCATTAACCAAGAAAACGCAGTTGTTATAGGATCATCTCAACGAACAATCGATCTATATTATGGATATGAAGATAGCCAAGTTAGAGTAGGTGGCGATTTAACCATTGTTGGAAATTTAGAAGTTCAGGGAACAACCACAACACTTAATACCAATGATTTAGTTGTAGAAGACAAAAACATAATCATTGCGAGTGTCACTAATCCAACAAATTCAACAGCCGACGGTGCTGGAATTACAATCAAAGGAACTACAGACAAAACAATTTCCTATTCTAACGCTGATAACTGGTTAGATGTGTCAGAAACACTTAACTTAGATTCTGGCAAGGCTCTTTATATTGGCGGCACCAAGGTTATTGATGGAAACAGTTTAGGCTCTAGTATTACTAGTATTCCGGGTGTTAGTTCTTTTGGTACACAAACAGTAATTAACGTTGGTCCTGGAGCACCTCCGGTAGCTCAAATGAGATTAGAAAACCATAGAATATCTACGGTTTCTAGTAATTATGACGTTGAAATATTCCCTGACGGTACTGGTAACGTTGTTTTAAATGATTCAGCTAGAATTACAAATCTTGTTGATCCTATTGATCCGCAAGATGCAGCCACAAAAGAATATGTAGATAATACAATTGAAACAAGGCCGTTAGTTTTCAGTATGGATTTATCTGATGCTAAATCAAACACCTATATTATTATTAATATATTAAATAATCTTGCTCCGCCGGCGGAATTTAGGTCTGGTACAGTGGCAAGAATATTATGTACAATTAATACTAATAACGCAGTTACATTGGATATCAATTCACTTCCTCCTACAGTTAATACTAACCCCTTCTTAACAGATTTAGGAGGCGCCACAGGCCAAGCTGTTACAGGAATAACTTTTCCAACTGCTTCGATAACTGCCCAACCAATTGTAACAACTAGAATTATTAAAGAGTTTGTTTTAAACATTGGTGCTTGGATTTGGCAATCAGATACGTTATTACCACCATAATCAATCGGAGCGATATAAATGTCTTACGTTATTAATAAATTTAACGGTGAACAACTAATAGTACTTGACGACGGTACTATAGACACCAGTACCAGCATCAACTTAGTTGGAAGAAACTATGTTGGCTATGGTGAAGCACAAAATGAAAATTTTCTGTGGTTGCTAGAAAATTTTGCTAATAATAAACCACCAGCAAGGCCGTTAACCGGGCAATTATGGTTTGATACTTCGGCCAATTTAGTCAAAGTATATAATTTAGAAGAATGGGTTCCTGTAGGATCAGCAATTTTAAGCCAAGATGCTCCAACAACCACAATAGCCGGATCTTTTTGGTTGGACACAAATGCTAATCAATTAAAAGTGTATACTGGCTCCGAATGGCAATTAATAGGACCAGAGGCGGTTAGAGGATTTGGATCGACTAAAGTTCGAGCAACTACACTAGATGATACTGTAGGAAATCAACGTCCTGTTCTTATATTTGAAACAGATGATGTTCCTTTTGCAATATGTACAGCATCGGCGTTTACTATAAATCCTTATGCTGCAATAGATGGATTCGAAACTAATTTAACCGCTGGAATTAATTTATCATCAGCATCAAAAATAAATGGAAATGTTACAGGTAATGCTGGAACAGCTGACGCATTAAAAACTAGTCGAAATATTAACGGAGTACCTTTTAACGGAACTTCAAACGTAACTATTAAATCTTCTACAACACGTTCTTTGATTAGCGGATCATATATTGTAGGAAATGATTTTGACGGAGCTCAAGAAACTACTTGGTCAGTAGACGCATCATCTACTAATGCTATTGGAAAAATTGTAGCTCGTAACAGCGAAGGCGGGTTTTCAGCAGGTACAATTACGGCTACATTTGTAGGAAATTTAACTGGCAATGTAACTGCAACCAGCGGAACTAGTAGATTTAATATTATTGAAGCTAATTCTTTTGTTGGCGCAACACTTTCGGGAAATGCGGCAACAGCTACTCAACTAGCCAATGCAAGAAAAATTAACGGTGTTAACTTTGATGGTACAAGTGATATAACAATACCTGCACCTGCAGGTATATTAACAGGCAATACACTGGCATCTAACGTATTAATGTCTAGTCTGACTTCTGTAGGAACTTTAACAGGGTTAAGTGTAGCAGATCTTGGAATAACTATAGGAAGTTCATCTCAATTTAATTTGTTTGTTGACGATAGTGTTCCTACAATTAGATCTGAAACAGGAGCATTAAATTTTGATCTAGGCCCAACTGGACCTGACATAAAACTTGTTGACACGTTAACATCGCTGTCATTAGGCGGCCCTAATTCTCCTGCACTAATAGGTGATAACATAACAAATTTAGGCATACCAAGTTACAAGTTTAACAATGTTTATGCTAATAATTTTAAAGGAAATGCAGATACTGCAACATTATCCTTAAGAGCAACTAATATTGTTGGCGGTGGCGCTGGCGCTCTAGTTATACAATCAGATCAAGATACAACAACAACGTTGGGTTTAGGACCGGATGGATTTGTTCTGAGAGCTAGACCAGGAGGACCTCAGTGGGAACCGTCAATTGGAATAGAACCAATAACTGCTGGTAATCATATCACGATGATTAATACTGCTACTAGCGGTAGTTTAAGTTTATACGATTCATCACTTCCGGTTACTATTGGGATAGATGCTACTCCAAACAATGTTCCTTTAACCGTTGCATCTCGAGATGTATATGGAAACATAGCTGCAAATTCATTTGTTGGCGGATTATTAGGAAATGTTATTGGTAATGTTTCTGGAAATGCTGGAACAGTAACAAATGGTGTGTATACTACAGGAACTTATTCTAATCCAAGTTGGATTACTACGTTAGCAGGTTCAAAAGTTACAAGCATTCCAAATTCATCCTTACAAAATCCATCGATTACTATTAATGGGTATACAGTTTCTCTTGGCGGTGCAGTTAATATTGCACTTGCAGGTATTCCGTCAGGGGGAATTATTATGTGGAACGGATTAGTAGTATCAATTCCCTCTGGTTGGGCGTTGTGTAACGGCTCCAACGGCACCCCAGATTTACGAGACCGTTTTATAGTAGGCGCAGGTTCAACCTATGCAGTCGGAGCAACAGGTGGTAGCAAAGATGCGATTGTAGTAAGCCACTCGCACTCGGCTTCAGTTAATGACCCAGGGCACTCGCACAGTAATGTAACGCAATATGGCAACCCAATAACTCGAATGGGATCTGGAACAGGAAGGCAAGCCGGTACATCTCCTGACTCGGCGTTAGGAAAATCTGATAACGGATCGAACACAGATAACGCTAGTACAGGTATTTCAGTAAGCATTAGCTCAACAGGATCTTCGGGCACTAACGCAAACTTACCTCCGTACTATGCACTTTGCTTCATTATGAAACTGTAAGAAGTTTAACTAATAAATATATAAACATTTTGGGACTATTAAACTATGGCATACGAAGTTAACAAATTTAATGGAACGTTTTTAGTATCAGTTGCAGACGGTACAATTGATACAACTACAGATTTACGTTTCATTGGTAAAAATTACGCCGGGTACGGCGAAGTTCAAAACGAAAATTTCCTACATTTGCTAGAAAATTTTTCAAATACTACACCTCCACCGAAGTCTGTAACAGGTCAAATTTGGTATGATTCTCAAAATAAAAAATTAAAATTTTATGACGGGTCAAAATTTAAAGTTGCTAGCGGTGCAGAAGTTAGTTCTACAGCACCGTCTGGTTTAGCAACAGGTGATTTTTGGTGGGATTCGTCAGCAAAACAGTTGTATGCCTATAACGGAACTGGATATACGTTAGTTGGTCCAGTGTCCAGCCCAGACCTAGGAACTTCAATTATAGCTGGTGAAGTTGTAAAAGGAACTATTTCGTCTGATATTGGACCTCATACAATATTAAAAGTAATTACAAATGATAAAGTTGTTGGTATTTTCAGTAGAACTGAATTTACACTTGATAATGCACAAAATCCTATCGAAGATTTTACATATATTAAGAAAGGATTTACTCTAGCTAAATCACAAACAGGTGTTTCAACAGACGACTACGTTATGTGGGGCACAGCTCAAAATGCGAATCAGTTAGGCGGAGTCAATGCTGATCAGTATATTAGAGTTGGTGATAACGCATTTACATCTGAAGTAGCATTCAGCGATCCTGGATTTACAGTAGGCGATGCAACCGGCGGTGATCTAAGAATTCGTGTTGAAAACGGCGACGAAACTATTATTGAAAACCGGTTAGGAAATCCTATATATTTTAGAATTTCAGTAGTTCCAACAGTTGATGAAAGAGATGTTGCTGTGATAACATCAACAGGTATTGTGCCTGGAGATAACAGCACTTATTCGTTAGGCACTGACAGCAGTAAATGGGTCAACGTTTATTCTACTACATTTACCGGAAGTCTTGTTGGAAATGTTACTGGAAATTCAACAGGAACGCATACAGGAAGTGTTTTAGCCACCGACTCTACAGTATTAATAGACGGAACTACAAAACAGATTGGATACACTGGTGCAACCTTAGTAGGAACATTAACTGGTTCTGTAACAGGATCAGCATCGACCGCAACTAATGCTGGAAAATTAAATGACCTAGAAGCAACTAGTGATATTCCTGCAGGCGGCGTAGCATCTATCCCAATTAGAGATACAAGTGGTAACATTACTGCTAATCAATTTATTGGAACGTCTAATAATACAGATAAATTATTCCTTGACAAAACCAATGCAGTTACAGATCCTGCTTGGAGTGATTCAACAGAATCTACACAATATAGAACAGCAAGATTAACAGCAACTGCCTATTCTATTGCTGCTAGAGATTCTAGCGGAAATTTAACAGCAAATATATTCAATGGTACAGCAACAGCAGCTAGATACGCTGACTTGGCAGAAAAATATCTAACAGATAAAGAATATGAACCAGGTACAGTTGTTATAGTAGGCGGAGAAAAAGAAGTTACAGCAGCAGATGTTAATACTCGTGCAATTGGTGTAGTTTCAACTAATCCTGCTTATATGATGAACAAAGATCTAGAAGGCGGAACATATATTGCTCTAAAAGGTCGTGTTCCTTGCAAAGTTTACGGCGCAGTTAAAAAAGGAGATCGCTTAGTTGCAGGACCAGGCGGCGCAGCTATTGCTGCACACGGCAATTATGCTAATGTATTTGCTGTGGCATTGGAATCAAACGGTAACGATGGCGTTAAATTAATCGAAGCATTGGTGTTATAATATGACTACAAACGGATCAGATATCTTATCTTCTGATTATAATTCTATCAGAGCCAAAGCAGTATCGTTGTTAGGCACAGGTTCAGGGCAACGTGGATATAATCAGACGATTCAATCGTCCGATGTGTTTGCAGGTAATCAAATCACTAAAGCCCAATGGGACGCATTGCGTTATGATATTGTTAATATTAAGTACCATCAGGATGGTGCTGTTCCTAACATAGTAACTATTAACTCCGGTGATTTAATTGGATACGGAGCATCTTATCCTAATAACAATTATGACACAATAATTAATTCTGCAGTAGAAAATAAGTTTAATATTTCTCCAAGTACTTCCACAGTAACAACAAAAATAGGCCAAACAACAACATCGACTTGGTCTTCATCAGCCACAGTAACAGTTACAGTAACATTCTCCTCATCTGACGAAGCAAGATATTTCTTCAACAGTGGAGGAAAAATTAGAGTATCGTCGGCTTTTTCCGGAAATACATCAACATTACAAAATGGAGCCTGGGCTTATTTGTTATTAACTGTAGGTACAGTATCGTTTGGAGCAAATACTCATCCAACATTAAATTATTACACTATGACTAATTCCTACCAAACGGTTTTTAGTCAAGCTCAAAGTACACCGTATTCTGCAAATAATTACAGCATAGAAGTTAAAACAGACGTAGCTGATAATTCAGAAGGTACTGCAAAAATATTATATTTTAAAATAACATTAAATGACGGATATACCGATCCAAGTCCAGGAAATCCACCTCCTCCGGGCGATTCTGTTAGCGGGACACTTTCGGTTGCTATTTCAGAATTAAAGGCTTCGGGAACACTATTACCAACCGGAAATTGGACAATAACTAGTCCTACATATTCAATTTCTAGTTATTCAGTTTATTAAATAATTAAATAACGACATGGCTGTTAATGATCTAATTAAAGTTGCGGATTACAATTCTATTCGTGCAAAAGTGGCTCAGGTATTTGGGACCGGCTCAGTAACCTACGGTTACGGACAAACATTACTAAGCAGCGATGTTTCAGTAAGCAGCAAAGTTACAATTAATGAATGGGCAAATTTAAAATATGATATAATAAATGCTTATGTACATCAAAACGGAACACTTCCTACTATTTTAACAGTAAACGAGGGAGGTACTGTACGTTACAGTACAACAGATGCTCCAGTTACAACGTATGATACTCTTGCCACATCTATAGAAACTAATAGATTTTCAGTAGGAGCTGGTTTATCATTAGTTACCAGTACGGTGTCAACTTCTAGAAACGGATCCTGGAGCAATTCTGCAAAGGCAACTGTGCAATTTTATTGGGCCAATGCTACTCAAGCAAGACATTTTTTTAACAGTGGCGGAAAAATTCGAGTATCTGCTTCTTTAGGAACAGACGGTACTGCATCTGCACAAAATCAAAAGTGGAGAGAATTACTAGCAGCAGTTGGTTCTAGAGATTTTGGCGGATCGACATCTACAACTCCGGCAAACGGAGCAAGTTGGTACCAGTGTAATAATTCATTCCAAACATATTATAGTGCCAATGCTTCAAGTCCATACGGAAGCAATTCTATTCAATTAAAATCTAGAGTTGTTGATCAACCTTTGAATGTAAACGGACTTGCTGCGTCTGGCGAAATCGAAATAAATTTAGTTGACGCATACTCCGATCCAGGTTTTCCTCCACCAGGGGACTTAGTTGACGGAACAGTAACAATGAATGTTAGTGTAGTTTATCCAACCGGAATCCTTTACCCTTTAGGAACAGGCAATTTTACTGTTACAAATCCAACGTTTAGTATTGGATCAATCACGTTCTCTTAATTTTTTTCTCCCTACAATCCCACAACATAAATAATGTGCGCACATTATTGGAGATTGTATGGACGACCTTTTGAAAAAATCGTTAGACTTTTCTAACTACCAACAAACTTTTTCAATTCAACGTAAAATCCTTAAAGAAAAAATTGAAGCCAAATTAACATACGGTGTTAATGGTGGAATATTTTATATTGATCAAACACTTCTAACTTTTGTTGAGATGCTTTGCAATAAAGGAAGGACAGATAGCATTATTCTAGATAAAAATAACACACCGATTTTAATCGAAAGTTTAGAAGATTTTAAAAATGAAATTTTTAATAGATATTTTGAATCGTCAAATGAATATTATACGGCCTATCAAAATTTAAAGAAAAGCCGATCTGTTGAAAAATTATTAGAACAATGAATACAGGTATTTTAATTTATGCTCACAATAATCGAACTCTCGATTACGCATTAATGTCTTTAATATCTGGAGGCCTTGCTAAAAAAAATTTAAATGTTCCTGTATCTTTAGTAACTGATCCTTCGACTGTTGAGTGGATGAAAGAATCAAACATATTTGAAAAAGCAATGTCAGTATTTGAAAATTTAATTATTATAGATAGACCGATTACAAACAATCAAAGAAAATTACACGACGGTGAGGAGTCTACAACTGTGCCGTTTATAAATTCTAATCGACATAGTGCCTGGGAATTAACACCTTACGATAGAACATTATTAATTGACAGTGATTATTTAATTTTTTCAGATCATCTAAACAAGTACTGGAATGTTGATTGCGATGTTATGATAGGTGAATCTATTAACGACATTTATAGTAATGATAGATTAGGTTATTTAGATAAACATATATCTGATACTGGAATTAAAATGTATTGGGCAACCACTGTAATGTTTACTAAGAATGAAAATTCTAAACTATTTTTTGATATGGTAGGTTTAATAAAAGAAAATTATGAATATTATTCAGACATTTTTGGATTTAATCCTACACAGTATAGAAATGATATTGCTTTCAGTATAGCAAAACACATATTAGACGGATTTGAACAATCCTCAGTCAACTCGCTTCCGCCAGTGTTAACAACATTAGACAAAGATATTTTGTACAGCGTAGACAATGACAAATTAAAATTTTTAATAAATTACAATCTTGACAGTAATTATTTTCCTTCGTCTGTGAGCAATATAGATATTCATATTATGAATAAACAAAGTATTATTAGGCACAAAGATAAATTATTGGATTTAATATGAATTTTGGATATTTGTTAATTGTTGCCGAAAACAAAACTGTAGATTATTTACAGTTGGCATATGCATTGGCACTTAGTATAAAAAACACACAAAAAGAAGGCTATGATAAAGTTGCCATAGTCATTGACGACAAATCTAAATTAGACAAATTAAAAAGCTCTTGGGTATTTGATCACGTTATCGAATGGAGTCAAGAAACATTCTGGGATGGTAGAAGTTGGATGGATAAACTAACTCCATTTGACCATACGGTGTGTCTTGACGTCGATATGTTATTTTTTAGAGATTACAGCCACTGGATTGATTATTTTGTTGAAAATTCTGAATTATATGTAGCTAATGACACGTATACATATCGTGGAGATTTAGTAACTAACGATTTTTATAGAAAAACTTTCACAAAAAATGATCTTCCAAATCTTTATTCTATGTGGACATTCTTTAAAAAAGATTCTAATTTAGCAGACGACTTTTTTAAGTTAGGTCGATATATAATTAAAAATCCAACTGAGTATTCTAATTTGTTTTTAACACAATATAAACCAAAGGTGTTAGGAACTGATGAAGCATTTGCCTTGTCTGCAAAAATTTTAGATATTGAGGCAGAAATAGCCTATAAATTAGAATTTCCTAAAATTGTACATATGAAGCCAATGATACAAAATTGGCCTTGGCCGTCTGACAAGTGGAGCAATCATATTGGATTTTATTTGAATAAAAAAGGAAATTTAAAATTAGGAAATTTTCAACAACATAATATTGTTCATTATGTTGAAAAAGATAAAATTACAGAAGAAATAGTTAGCATTTTAGAGGAAATAGTATGGAAGAAATAGTAATTGATGATTTTGATGTATGGTTAGCTAATTTTAAAATTGCTGAAGTTAATTACGTTGCAGTCTTCGATCCTTTTTCCGGAAAAGTAATTTCCGTAGGGCCTGACACAGCATTTAAAGATGAAAAACATAAAGTAAACATTGACACCTTAATTGCTGAATCTATTATTGATGGAAAATTGGGTATTGAAAAGTGTTTGGTTGATATTAACTCTAATGAATTTGAAATTTCTGAAATTCGTACATTAACAAAGTTAGACGATATTTTACATAGAGTTGTTTCTTTAAAATATTCCGAAATAGAAAAACCAGATGTGTACATAACACACATAGCTGATAGCGGTGTTTTAATTATAGAGTTATCTGAAGAATTTGGCGGAACAAAAAAGGTAAACCAAGAAGTTAAAAAACGAAATTTTGTTTGGGACGGAGATACTGAGATGAAATTTTACATCACCGAATATAACGATCCTAACTTGATTTTTGATACAATTTCTGTTAAAATTAATGAACTTATCGGAGATTCCAAGGTTATTAACGATATAGATTATAGTACGTTTAGCGTTTATACAAGACGTCTGTTTAAAAATTATGTGATTGAATACAAATGAAAACTATAGAATTTGATGTTATCTTTTTAAGTTACGACGAACCCAATGCAGATTTACACTACGCTGATCTTTGTACCAAAGTGCCTTGGGCAAAACGTGTACACGGTGTTAAAGGCAGTGATCACGCACACAAAGCAGCAGCAGAACAAAGCGAAACTGATTGGTTTATTACTGTTGATGCAGATAATATTGTAGATCCTAGATTCTTTAATATTGATTTAGATATGAGCGATCCAAAGATACAGGTCTATGGATGGTGCGGCCGCAACGTTATCAATGGCCTGCGTTACGGTAATGGTGGATTAAAAATCTGGAAAAAAGATTTTGTTCTTAATATGAAGACACACGAGAACTCGGATAGTGATAGAGGACAAGTAGATTTTTGTTGGGAAGATGGTTATCGAAATTTTCCTTTAAGTTTTAGTGATAGCATTATAACTGGAAGTCCGTTCCAGGCCTGGAGAGCAGGATTTCGTGAAGGCGTAAAAATGACTCTCCTTGACGGTGTCAAAGTACCTCCTATGGAAATTAAACAACACATATGGTGGCACAATATTCATAGATTACGTATGTGGTCAACAGTTGGAGCTCACGAAGAACACGGTACTTATGCAGTATTAGGTGCTCGTATGGGAACCTGGATGACTAATTGTACAGATTGGAATTATGTTGACGTTAGAGATTTTGAAATCCTAAGAGAAATATATGAAACAAAAGTTAATCATACCTTTGTAGAAGAAGATGCACAAGATTACGGAACTAAAATTAAACACGAATTAGGATTAGACTGGCCGTGGTTAGATGCACGTCAAAGCAAATATACATTAGATTTATACAATGAAACAATGAATCTAAACGATACATATTTTAAGATGCCGGTACCTGCAAATGTATGATATTTTTTATGTTTCTAAAACTGAAGGAAATGACGATACTTGGCTAAAAATAAAATCTAAGTATCCGTTATCTCAACGTTTGACAAACATAACAACATATGATCAGATTAAATCTAAATCTTTTACAAAAATGTTCTGGGTTATCTGGGACGATATAGATTTAGTAGATACGTTTAATTTAACAGAGTACAAAGCCACTAAGTGGGACGATATGTATGTTCACGTTTTTAAAAACAGTGAACACTATGATGGTATATGTTTGTTTCCTAAATCAACTACAATTTCTCAAAGAGAATTTGATAATAGATTTTTTACAGACAAAAAAGAAATAGATATAGTTGCCAGTGTTCCGTTAGGATACGATAAATTTAATATTAATAATTACGATGATTATTTAAATGCTATTGAACATTCTAATACAGATATGTTTTGGGCAATTTGGCCTGACGTAAATGTCAAAAAAGATTTTAAATTTAATTATAAAGTTCCTAAGCATAATTCTAATATTGTCCATATTTTTAAAAATGGAGAATTTTTTGACGGCATTTGCTTATTTCCAAAAAATGTAAAAGTTTCTAAGAGAGAATTTTATCATAGATTTTTTGCAGATAAAAAAGAAATAGATATTGTTGCAAGTACACCGAAAAAATATAGTGTATATTCTCCTAATACATTTGAAGAATATCAACAAATTAAAGATGATATGTTTTGGGTCGTATGGCCCGAGACTAAAATTATAAATGAATCGGTACTTGATTTATACTTTAGTCATCATAATACATATGATCGTAGAGAAAATCATATTTTTAAAAATTTATGTAATGATGTTGAGTCTTATATAAGCGGCATGGTTCTTTGCAGTAAGTATAAACAGATGTCCCCAACAGAGTTTGAAAGTCAATATGCCACTGATAAAAAAGAATATAATATTGTAGCAAGCAAATTTCAATATCCAGTATACAATATATCAACATACGATCAATATTTAGAAATTGTTAAAAACGAAAAACAAAAAATGTTTTGGTGCATATGGCCTAACATTGAAATTTTAGATAATACTATTTTTGATTTATATTTTGATCCTAACGACGGCAAATATGATCACGATAGAGAAGAAAATCATATGTTTAAAAATTTATGCAATGATAAAGAATCCTATTTAAATGGTCTTGTTCTATGTTCAACATCTAAAATTATTTCTCAAAGAGAATTTAATAGACGATATTTAATTGATAAAAAAGAACACAATCGTGTTGTTAGCCGATATAGATATAATAGATATACGTTAACTACCTATGATGAATATCAACAAATTATAGAAAAAGAAACTCAACCTTTGTTTTGGGGAATATGGCCAGAAATTGATATAACTGACGAAACAGTTTTTGATTTATATTTTGATCCTAACGACGGCAAGTCCGATCACGATAGAAAAGAAAATCATATGTTCAAACATATGTTTAACGGTACAGAAATTTATATTAACGGGTTAGCATTATTTTCAAAGACAAAGGTTATAGGTCATCGAGAATTTAAACATCGATTTTTAATAGAAAGAAAAGAACACGATCGTTTAGTTTCTAAGCATCGATTATATGACGTTGTTTTTATCAGTTACAACGAACCTAATGCAGATGAAAATTATAATAGATTGCTGGTCAAGTGTCCTCGAGCAAAAAGAGTCCACGGTGTTAAAGGAATACATCAAGCGCATATTAAGGCAGCTGAAATGTGTAACACTGATATGATATGGATAGTTGATGGCGATGCAATCATTGAAGATAATTTTAATTTTGATCTAACTATGTCTAGTTATGACATAGATTGTGTTCACGTGTGGCGTAGTAGAAACCCAATAAACGATTTAGAATATGGTAACGGTGGTGTAAAATTATTACCAAGACTATTAACATTATCAATGGATGTAACAACTCCGGATATGACAACTTCTATATCTAAAAAATTTAAAGCTATGGATGATGTATCGAACATTAATTCGTTTAATACAGATGAGTTTGCAACCTGGAGATCAGCATTTAGAGAATGTTGTAAATTATCAAGTCGTGTAATTGAACGTCAATATGAAGATGAAACACAACAAAGATTAGATGCTTGGTGTTCATTAGGAATTGATAAACAATATGGCAAGTATGCAATTGCAGGTGCTATTGCAGGACGTAAGTACGGAGAAGAAAATAAAAACAATCCCGATGCATTAAGAAAAATTAATGACTTTGAATGGTTAAAGGAACAGTTTAGTGGAATACAACCGTAATATAAAAGGCAACGAGTTGAAAGAAATAAATGGCAAGTATGAATCTAGATACTTTGCCGACGCTGACTACGTTCAAAAAAAACTTAATGAAGTAAGTCCTAGTTTTTGTTTGGCTAAATGGTATAATGTTAGTATACATATTCCTACAGGTAAGACACACAGTTGTTACCATCCTAGAGCACATCAAGTTCCATTAGAAGAAATACGTATTGATGTTAGTGCATTGCATAATACAAAGTATAAAAAAGAACAACGAAAGTTAATGTTAGAGGGAACTCGTCCTAACGAATGCGAATTTTGTTGGCAAATTGAAGATAGTGGAACACAGTTAAGTGATCGTGCTTACCGTAGCAAGGATGTGTGGGAAGATGGTTTAATTGATGAAGCACAGTTAATAGGCTACTTGGGTAATTCTAATCCAAGATATGTCGAAGTTAATTTTAACCAAGCCTGTAATTTTAAATGTAGTTATTGCAGTCCTCATCTATCTACTGCCTGGCATAAAGACGTTCAAGCAAATGGAGCATTTATTTTAAAGGATAGATGGCACAATGATATCAATTGGATGAAAAGTCTTAATATTGATAATGGTCCTGATAATCCCTATTTGTTAGCATTCTGGGAATGGTTGCCTCAAATATACCCAACACTACATACTTTCCGTATGACTGGCGGCGAGCCGCTAATGGACAAGAACACATTTCGTATGTTTGATTACGTTAAAGAACATCCTAAAAAAGATTTACATTTAAGTATAACTAGTAATTGTTGTCCACCTGGCGATCAGTGGAAAAAGTTTATGACAAGTCTTAAAGAAATTACTGATGCAAACGCCATTGATCATTTTATGTTATATTGTTCTTTAGATTCTTGGGGAGAACAAGCAGAATATATTCGCAACGGGATGGATTTTAATTTACTGTATAACAACGTATGTGATTATTTGCAAAATAGTGAAAAACATAGTTTAACATTTATTATTACTTTTAATGTGTTAAGTTATACAGGATTTTATAACTACATTGAAAATATTCTTAAATTAAGAAAACAATTTAATAAAGGTCGTCAATTAATTTGGTTTGATGTTCCTCAATTAATGGATCCTGATTTTTTAAATCCTAAATTAATGCCTGAACTAGTTTCTGAATTAGAGCGAACAATTGACTTT